GTGGTGGGTGTTCCCACCACGGTTTCTAAGTTTTCAATTTGAACATTTGTTTATTACATTATATAAGTAGTGTTGTTACGACAACACGCTATATTTTTGTAAGGACCATTTGTTTGAATCTTTTCTTAGTTATTTTTCCTTTGTTTACGTTTTTCTGTGTTAGTGTGTTTGTGTTTGTTTAGAGCTTGTATTCACTCCCTTTCTATGTAGTGACAAGCCAAAAATCTACTATATAAAATACCTTTCATCAAGTTAGTTTCAAATGAATTCCGGTTTACGGTTATAGGATAGTTGATATATTGTGTTATTGCAATGAGTTCGTGAAAACCCCTTAACAGGGCTAGGAAGAATGGACCCCCGCTTAACGGGATAAGTTGTCTTCTCGTTCTCTCTTTAAGTTTGTTAATCTCACTTTATTATCGCTATCACAACTTCACGAATAGAAAGTTTCAGTTGTAGGCTAGATACGGAGGACTCAGATATGGTGTTTGTAGAAGTTCACTTGGTAATTCTTGTGGATGGAGACTCTTCGTGAGGTCGCCCTCTATCGCTGTCTGATGAGGTTGCTAGTAACACTGGACCGAGTATTGTGTGTCGAAGCCAATTTACGAAGTAGTTTCTCGGCTTTTATGAAACTATCCAGGACATGAATCGACAGTTGCTCCTATCCTGAGTATCGATCGATACTGAATGAGTACTGAAGGTTGACCATTTAGTTTATGATTTATTGATTAAGATTTAAGATTTAAAGCGATTTAAAATGTCTTGTATTATTTCATGCCAATGCTTTGACAGGTTCCATGAACCTGAAATTCAGGCCCTTAAGGCCTTTCTAAACGACACCCCTAAGGTGTCTTTCGTGAGGTGTGAGCAGCAATGCTCACACTTTGATTGTTTGTCCGTTGATCGGACTTTTGCCCCCGCCCCCCGAGTTTCCCCCTGGGCAGTGGATAGTAGTCCATTGCAGTTTGAGTTAGAAGGACGCGATCGCCTCCTTCGTCGGCGTGAGCTCGCAAGAGCTCGTTTGGAAGAGGCTCGTAAGCCTCGTTTTAGAGTGCCATTGCACTCTTGGAGATTACCGCAGGGAATTTTCCTGCAGTATGATGTGAGCGAGGCTCACGAAAAATTGGGTGAGAGAAATCTTGCCCGCTTTAGAAGTTGGGAAGCCAGGGCTTCGAGGTTTAACCGCCCCGTGCCCACTACACCTAAAAAGCCAGCTTTCTTAGAGATCGCTGGTATTTCTTGCCCCCCAATAAGGGGCAAGTGGCTTCCCTACATGAGGAAAAGTGGGGAAACACGCCTTGACCATCATAGGCGTGTTAAAGATATGGTTGCTGCCATTAAATTGGGTCGGCAACTAAGAGAGCAAGAACGACGAGAGGAGCTAGATCCCCTCGCCGTTCTTAAGATGGAGTTAGCCGAAGAAGGTCTTCGGCTTTGTAGCAATTTGTTCGAGCCGCTCCGTGAGGAGTTGCTTGAAGGTCAGGCGTCTAACTATGTTTGGCCTAAAACTCGTGTTGGTCGTCACGTTTATACGGCTAAAGTTGTTGATGTTCGGCATCAACAGTGGTGTGAGCGAAATCTTAAGCGAAAGCTTGAGCTCGCTCAGTTTCAGGAAGCCTTCGTTAATTCGCGGGCTTTGCGCCATAAGCGTTTTAGGTCGGTGGTTCACATCGATTCTAAAACGCATACATGTTGGTCTTTAAAATCTAGGATGATCAATATGTTTAGGGAAATGGTTGAACAAAATCCTGAGGTTTTCCTCAACGATTCTGTTCAAGGTGAAATGGATGATGGGCAGAAGAATGCCCATGGTGAGAAGAATGAACCGAAGTCGGTTCAGAAGAGTAATGTTGTTCTTGAACAGCAAGAGGCATCTTCAGTTTCTAAAGCTCTACCATCCACTAAAGCTGAAGATGAGTATAGTTGTTTTGCCGCCACTTCGACTCCTAAAACAACGGAGTCGTATACAAATAGGTGGATAACAGTTCATCAAGGAGTTTGGCCGAATAATAAGAAGATGAATGATGAACTTTTTAAATTAGTTTTACCTAAAGATGTTTTAGAAAATAAGAAATTTCAAAATGCTCCAAATTATGCCCCTTTCCGCGTCAATACTTTATGGCGTGGAAATATGAAAGTTATGATTACAGTTAATTCTAATGCCCGTCAATACGGGCAATTCCAAGTAAGATTTTACTATGGTGCTTATTTTGATAAAAATTCCGATTTGCGTGATAATATTTTTATTGGTTCTCAAATGCCCCATATTTTAGTAAATGCTTCAACTTCCAATTCGGGAGAATTAAATATACCTTTTGAATATTTTAATCCTTTATTATCTGTTACTAAAGGAGAGCAGACTTGGGATACTCCCCCGGATGATGGTCTAGCCATGAATTTGGGTACATTATATGCTAAAGTTATTGTACCCTTGACCGTGGCTTCTACTACTCCGGGGCAGTGTACTTATTCTGTTCTTATTGCCTTTGAAGATAGTCAATTCAATGGATTAGTTGATTCGCGTTTAATTGCAAATAGTTTAAAATTAGAAGCTCAAATGTTTCCCATTGCTGCAGCTTTTGCTTTAACTGAATTGCAGAATATTTTTGATAATAATCGTGATAACCCTACTTTGAGTTTTACTGGTATGCCAGTTTTTCCCGTTAATGCGGGGAGTTGGTGTATTGGTAATGGTTTGGCTGAGTGGACTAATGTTTTGCGGCTTAATCCGCAAGGTCAAACGCCTTATGCTCAGGGTAGAGTTCCTAGCGTTGATGAAATGAAAATAGATTATGTAAAGAAAATTTTTGGTATGTTTAAAATTTTGCATTGGAGTGTTTCTCAATCGCCTGGAGCTTTATTATATAAATTTGATGCTTCGCCGTTATTTACAATAACTGATTATCCTCAGATGAAGTCTGGTAGCGATACTGTACTTTGTCTTCCTCCTATTGCTGTATTGACCTCTATGTTTGCTTGGTGGCGTGGTAGTTTAAAACTTCGTATTGATGTCGTCGGTGGTACTGAACTCACTGGTCGACTTTTAGTTGCATATATTCCTAAATTTTATAAAGATGTTTCAATGGATATAGCTATTAATTGTACACATACTATTTTTGATTTGCAAACGACTAATAGACAATTTAATTTCGAAATTCCTTTTTTTTCGGATAAATTATTCTGGGAGAGAGCAAAAAATTTAAAAGATGTTTATGAACAGATGCCGCCTCCTGGTACAGTTTACTTGTTTGTTTATAATGAACTTATTCCAAATTCAACTATACCGTCGGATTGTGAGTTGGTGCTCTATATTGCTGGTGGTGAGGATTTTGAGGTTTCTGTGCCTGCTTTACCAGTTATTGGCACAGGTTTCTTTCCAACTATAGAACGTACACCTGCTTCAGTTGGTAGGATTGTTTCTAAGGCTGGCTATTTCCCAGTGTATATCGGCACTTGGGATCATCTGTCAGCTTTAGTCCCTGTTTACCGATATGGAGCAGTTTCACAACATATTGCCCAATTTACTACCAATTGGGGTAATTTGTATAAAGTAGCATATATTGATCCAGCTTGCAAACCTGATGATACTAAACATATGTATGAATTAAATTTAAGATTAACTTATGGCGATTCTGATATCGTTGATAATAATTATAGAGCGATTTGTAGATATTTAATTGCGATTAAAAATAGTGGTTATATTTATGCTATTCCTTTACCTATTATTAAATTTTCTACTGCTATGGCTAACATGATTAAACCACAAATTAAATCTTTACAAGCTAAAGTTGATGCTTCTCGTGATATAGATTTATCTCGTTTTTCACAGTGGTGGGAATATTTATGGGGGCAGTTAACCGCTGGTGAGTTTTTGGAATGTATGAATCCAGGATTCAGACCAGCGGTTGCTTCTAGAAAAGATGGCAAAGATCTTACAGCAGTTGAAGTGCGTGCCTTTGTTAGTCCAAGTGAGTATTTTACTCCTTCTACTGCATTGATAGCTGATGTTGTTAGTAATTTAGTTCCCACCATGGAAGCGCAAGCTGGTGATGAGAAATCTTCACAAGAAACTAAGCCTAGTCGTCCTCTTAAAACAGCTTGTGGTCGTAAGGCCGCTGTCCAAGTTTTTGGGGAGCGGTTTCATGATTTAAAGGACGTGTGTCGAAGATATCAACTTTATGCCAGTGGAGATGTAAAAGTTAAAGAACATCATTTAGTTTCTCGTGTTATTGTTTTAAAATTTCCCGCTGTTCCTCAAGGTCTTGATTTGGTAACAAAGGATGGTGATGTTATTCGTCAGTATTGGAATAGAACACGAGAAGGACCTATTCCTCTCGTTGCTTCGGGCTACCGTTATTTTACGGGTAGTTTGAGGTTTAGAGTTGTTTTTAATAGTGTGCTTTCTGATACGCAAGAGTTAACTGCTAAGGTTTTTGTTCAACATAGGCCGGACGTTTATATGGACGACTTTTTAGTTGAAGAGAGATCTCAGCAGGATATCGGTACTGACGATATTGAACATCCTGGTTACGCAACATATCATCAAATTGATACAATTAATAATGTAATATGTTTTGAAGTCCCTTTTTATTTACCAATTGTTCGAAGTATTCTTCAAAGACCAATAGACACTTTTAAAAAATGGCATAATTTAGGTCAAATAGCTATGGGTATTACTTTGCCACAACAAGCCAATAGTTTAAGATATGAAATTTATTATTCTTTGGGGGATGATGCCCGATTTTCAGTTTTCTGCGGATTCCCTCCTATGATTGATATTACAGACATAGCTCCTTCTAAAGTTTCTGGTGCAGCTGGTAATGCAATAGACATAGCATGTGATGGAATATTTAAATCTACTCGTACTCTTAAAGGGCGAGCAACCGCAATTAATGCCAATACAACGTTTATTAAACAAAATTGGCGTAAGGAATGTCCAAAGCAAGATGATGATGATGATCTTACCAGTGAATTTGAAGAAGTTCAAGGTGAGATGTTTGAATCTGTTTGGAACTACTTACCCGGTAATAATATGTCGCGTGCTGCAGATGTTGTTAGTAAGATTGACCCGGAAAAGGCAAATGCAGCTTTTGAAAATATTTCAGAGACAACATCATTGTTCTCTAAATTTAAAGATACAGTAATGAATGTTGTTCCAACTTTCGATTCTTTGAAACATAGAATAGAAAAATATATGTCTTTAATTGTTAATGTAGTTACAAATTTTATTCATTGTCTTTTGCATTTAAATATTAAAACAATAACAGTTTCAATAATTTCTATATTAACTCAAATTAAAATTGTTTCTCTTAATGCAGTCTCTAGTTTGTCTGAATCTTTAGCCAAACTTTTCAATACCATAACTTCGCGCCAACACGAAGGAGAGGTTGTGGTAGGGGAAATGATGGAGGAAGATGAAGAACCTTTTAATATTAAAGATCATTTAACGGAAGAACGAAATTGTACAGCTGCTTATATTTCAACTTTAATTGCTGGAGTAGCTGCAACGCTTGCTTTAGGTGCTAAATTATCTAGTTCTAATTTTAAATCAGTTTTTCTTATTTTGTTTGATTCTATTAAAAGTTTCGCTATGACCGCTAACCATTTATTTACTTTTGTTAAAAATAATTTGATTTGTATCCAAAAAATAGGAAATTGGTTGGTTGATGATTCACCAAAGATGAAAGATATTCAGTTTTTAAAAGAACAAAATGAATCTATCTATAAGTGGGCTCTTGAAGCTATAGAGTTGATAGATCCTTGGAAAGAGGACGAGTTATTTATGAATGTTAGAAAATCCTCGAGAGTTCATGTTCTTCAATTTGGTGGTTCATTAATTTTACTTAATTTAGGTAATTGTAAAATTGATCCTCAACAATATCGTGTTATAGAGAAAATTTTTGAAAGACTCAGTCAGTTGAAGGAACGTCTTGTTAAAGCACATAAGGCTCCTCCCGTTCGTTTTGAGCCTTTTGTTTATGAGTTAACTGGTCCGACCGGTGTAGGCAAATCTGAGTTGTTGAATAGAATTCCCTTTGAATTGTTAAAACATATTAATGTTAAAGTTCGTGGTGAAGTTATTTACCACAGAGCCTTAGGAAATCCTCATTGGAATAATTGTAGAAATCAACCTATATGTTCCATTGATGAAAAGTTTCCTATTCAACAACCTGGTTTTGCTGACGTTCAAATTGCTGAGTTATTTCAGTTAAAATCTAGATGTATATTTAATCCACCTATGGCAGATTTGCCTGATAAAAATTTAAGATACAATCCTTTAATTGTTCAATATGCTTCTAATAATGCTTTTCCTAAATTAACTGGTATTTTAGATCAAGACGCCATCAATAGGCGTAGGGATTGTTTAATTCGTGTTAAAATTGCTGAACATTTGTTAAGAAATAATCGAAATTTAACAATAGATCAATTAACCTATGACCAAAGACGAAATTTTAATTGTTTACGTTTTCAATTTGCTAATGATAAATTAGACCGAATGACAACTTGGTCTGAAGAGTATAATTATGAAAGATTTCTGGAGCGGTTGAAGGATATTTGGTTTGATTATTATCGAAGAGAAGAAGCTATGTTTCAACAGCACCTAAATCGGGCTCTTGAGTTAGCTCCTAATGATGGAGAAACTTTGGAGACTTTTGAGGGTCGCTGGCGTGAAATGTGTGATATGCGAACTGGTGAAGATGAAATTCGTCGCTTTCGTGACGAATACGCAGAATTACTTCGTTTGCATAAAGAGAAGAAAGATCATCCTTTAGATCGTGAAGCGAAATCTTTTAATTTAATTCGTAAATATTTTAATAAAGATAAAGATACTTCTCAATTAGACTTACATGAAATTAAAGTTAGAATTAACACTTTACGTAAAACATTAAAAGATCATAAAGAAGAAATTATTGATGGAAAACCAGTTGGACAGGGTGATGATGTTACTTTACCTCGAACCGCTGCGAGTGATCACTATCAAGAAATTGCTGATAGAGTTCGCACTATGAAAACTCGTGATGGTTTATGTCATCATCATCTTGTTTGGGAAATGCTTAATAGTAAGTCAGATGCTAGTTTAATTCAATTTAATAGTAAGGATCAAGCTTATGAAATTCATAAAGATAGTATTGAAAATTTTCTTCATAATTTATGTATACGTATGACTATTCCGATTTCATGGTTTTTGGAAGAACAAGATATATGTCAATATTTAATTAATCATAATCCATGTCATAAAGAAACTTGTCCTTTTAACGATTTTGATAATAGAATGCTTTGTGCTAAATTGTTAATAGACGCTTCTCCTACATGCTCTGGTTTTGTTGCTTCTTTGCAGTTAGAGAATTTAAAAGATCGTTGTCCTCGCGAATATTTAAATCATTTAGAAAAGAAAATTAAAAGTGCTAAGAAAATAGATATGACTGAACTACGTGAAGAAGTTACTAAAATTGATAGTTGGTATGTTAGAGCTAAAGACGCTCTCATGTCAATAGAGTGGAAAAAATGGTTTCAACGTATTGCTTTAATTATTGGCTTTTTATTCTTTGTTGGTATTCTTTTAAAAGTTTTGTGGTTTGGTTCATCTTCTAGTGCAGAGGGCTTGGCTGCATGCGGTTCCGCTGTTGTGTTAGCTAAAGGTGAGGTGCATGCTTCTGGAGATTTTAAGCAAGGAGCTGTAAAAAAAGAAACACCTCGTGTGGTTGCTTCGAAAACTCTTCAAGCTTTTCCTGAAGCTCATATGGGACTTAATTTACAGAATAGTGTTTATGGTTCTTTAGAGCGCAACACATTCTGTTTGTCTATGTATGATGAGAATGGAGAAGTTTTGATGGGTAGATGTTTAGGCATTTCCGGTAATTATGCTTTGCTTGTTGATCATTACTGGGATGCTTGGAAAAATTTTTCTTATGAGAAAGGAACCACGAGTATGCATTTTATTCCTTGTTCTAGTCGATGTCCAACCGCGATTAAAGTTGATTTTAATGAATTAGTTTATACAAAATTTGAAAATTCTGCATTAGGATTGTTAAAATTACCTTTAAGATTGGCGTGTTTTAAAGATATTCGTCGTAAAATTGCAAGCAAAGCTACTCATGTTTATGTCAACGGATTGGGATGTATTGCGGAGGCCACTAATGGATCAGGAAGTGATAGTGATAAGATCTTCTGGCGGTTCCATTCCATCAAATTTTCTAAGTCTCCTCGGATGACTGTTAGAGGTGGTCAATTTTTCTCTGATTTTGAAACTAGTGACTGTTATAAGTATCCTGACTTTCATGGAAAGGGTAGGTGTGGTTCAGTGCTTTTATGTGCTGATCTTCCTACTCCCATTGTTGGTGTGCATATAGCAGGAACTTCCGAAGGGCCGAAGTATGGTTTTTCGGAAATCATTTATAGAGAAATGTTTGATCATCTGCCAAATGCTGCTCCACCTCGTGCTTCTTCTATTGCGGAGGGCCAAGGTAGTAGTGATTGGTATATTGATGGAGAGGTTATTGGAATAGGCAAAGTTGGTTCTATGTTTGCGCATCGAGCCAACGAGAAATCTAGGATTATACCATCAAAAGTTCAAGAGGACCCTGAGTCTCCTTTCCCAGTTTATACTGAGTTGGCAGTCCTGAGTCCTAAGGATCCTAGAATTCAAAATGATCCATTTAGTCCGATGCTAGAGGGGTGTAAACACCATGGCAAGCCCCTTAAGCCTTTTAATTGTGTTGATTTAAAGGAAGCCATGGAGGATTATGAGAATCTCGTGCTATCCAAATGTATACCTCAGCGAGTTGAAGTCGGATTGTTACCATTGGATGTTGTTATTAATGGCATTGATGGTAAAGATGGATATGAACATATAGAGTGGAATTCTTCAGAAGGATTCCCTTTTGTCGCTGAGAGGCCAAAAGGAGCACATAATAAAAAGTGGATGTTTAATTTTGATGATAATGGTAAATGTATTGGAATTAATGAGAATTGTAGTTTGTTAAAAGTTCTTAAAGAGAAATGGCATTTACGAAATAATAATATTATACCTGAGACCGTTTTCACCGACTGTCTCAAGGATTGTCGTATTGCCAAGGAAAAAGTCTTAGAACCTGGAAAAACGCGAATTTTTTCCGTTTCTCCAGTTGATTTTACTATTCATCAAAGAATGTGCACTTTGGATTTTGTTGTTGCCTTTATGGCTTGTAGACTTGATTTGGAGCACGCTGTTGGTATTAATCCCGATGGCTTTGAGTGGGCTAGCCTAGCTCAACAATTATTAACTGTTGGGGATAATATTGTTACCGGAGATTATTCAAAATTTGGAGATACTATCCCCCCTGAGATTTTACATGGTTTTTTTAAAATGGTTATTAAATGGTATAAAAAACATGGTAATTTAACTTGGGAACATCAAAAACAATTAGAGATTATGGCTTTTGAAATAGGAAATAGTATTCATTTAATGTTTGACTTTCTTTATCAAGTTATTTGTGGACAACCTTCTGGTAATTCTTTAACCGTTATTATTAATAGTTATGCTAATTCAATTTATTTACGCCTTGCTTGGCTTAGTATTATGCGCTATACTAAATATTGCGGTTTAGAATATTTTCATAAATATGTTAAAAATTATAGTTATGGAGATGACTTAATTGTCTCTATTTCAGAAATTATAAAAGATTTGTTTAATGCACAATTTCTTTGTTTATTTTTTAAGAAATATAATTTGAAGTTTACTAATGCTGATAAGAGTGATGAAATTGTTCCGTATGTTAATTTATCAAAAGCAGATTTTTTAAAGCGCGGTTTCCTTGTTCATCCTAAGCGTAAAATGCCTTTAGCCATTTTGGCTCCTTTAAAAGAAGAATCTATTGTGGATACTATTAATTGGGTCAATAAAGATTCTTTTGGTTTAAGTAATCCACAATGTCAAAATTTTGAAGATATGTCTATTCAAGTCTGTGAAGATGCTTTGCGTAATGCGTTTGGTAGGGGACCTGAGTACTATGAAAATTTCAGACAAAAATTAAGAGAGTTCTGGCAACGTCACAATGTAAATTTTGTAAGTTCAGATTGGGACACGTTAGATGTAAGATGTTTTGATCTAAATTTGGCTATTTGCCCTTTTTATACTAAATTTTCTTTTAAAATCTCTCAATAGGTTATGGGACTACGTTGAACGCGTAGTTTCTACTATAATAGTTTAAAAAAC